TACGTTGAGAGATGCTGGCGGCACTGATCCGTACTTACAATTGTCTGGTTCATTTGTTAACAAATCAAATTTGGTACGTGTTGAAGTATTAAAAAATACATATAACTACTTAGATGAAAATGGAAGCATTAGAGATGGTTCATTAACGAGCTTGATTCCTTCTAATCAATCTGGTTCATTCTCCGGCGGAAGCGACGGGACAGTAAATCATCCTAAACAGTTTAATGAAAATATTTCAGATACAAATGTACAAGGCTTGACATTTGGAGCATCAGGGAATGCAGGATATATTGATGCAATTCGTTTATTAAAGAACCAAGATGAATATGATATTAATTTATTAGCACTTCCAGGCCTAGTAGATAACAATGCTAATCATGCTGTAGTAATTACAGAGGCATTGAACATGTGTGAAGATAGAGGTGATTGTTTCTTGTTAATTGATCCTGCATCATATGGAACTGCTTTGTCGTCAGTAACATCTGAAGCTGCTGATAGAGATAGTAACTATGCTGCAATGTATTGGCCATGGGTCAAGATTGCAGATCCAGACTTGAACAAGAATGTTTGGGTTCCTGCTTCTGTAGTAATCCCTGGTGTATATGCATTCAATGATAGAGTTGCCGCACCATGGTTTGCGCCAGCTGGTTTGAATAGAGGTGGTATTGATGTCGCGGTTCAAGCTGAGCGTAAATTAACTCAATCTAACAGAGATGATTTATATGATGCTAATGTTAATCCACTTGCTTCGTTCCCAAATACCGGAATTGTTGTATATGGCCAAAAGACATTGCAAAAGAAGTCATCTGCATTGGATCGTGTAAATGTACGTCGTTTGATGATCGCTGCTAAGAAGTATATTGCTTCTGCATCTAAGTTCTTGGTATTTGAACAAAATACTGCAGTAACTAGAAATAGATTCTTGAATATCGTGAATCCTTACTTTGAAGATGTCCAGCAACGTCAAGGTTTGTATGCATTTAAAGTTGTAATGGATGATTCAAATAACACGCCAGACGTCATTGATAGAAATCAAATGGTAGGACAGATCTTTTTGCAACCTACTAAGACGGCTGAATTCATTGTTATTGACTTCAACATATTACCAACCGGTGCTGCCTTTCCAGACTAATAGCGACGGCATATTTATAATAAAGTAAAAAGGAGTAACTAAGATGGCAGAATTACTTGATCCCACGGAAATCTTTTATACCGCATATGAACCAAAGATGGCAAATCGGTTTATCATGTACATTGAAGGTATTCCGGCATATTTGATTAAGGCTGCCTCTCGTCCTTCAATTGACCAAGGTGAGGTTATTTTAGACCACATCAACGTCGAAAGAAAGTTGAAAGGCAAGTCTAGATGGCAAGATGTAACTGTAACTTTATATGACCCAGTTGTTCCTTCCGGCGCTCAAGCAGTAATGGAATGGATTAGATTACACCACGAGTCTGTAACAGGACGTGATGGATATAGCGACTTTTATAAAAAAGAAATCACAATGAACTCTTTAGGACCGGTAGGTGATAAAGTTGAAGAGTGGACTCTTAAAGGAGCGTTTATTTCATCTGCAACGTTTGGTGATATGGATTGGGCAACTGAGGACCCAGTTAATATTGAATTGACACTTAAGTATGATTATGCAATATTGCAATTCTAATTGTTAATTGATAATTGTCATTGAGAATTAAGGAATCCCGCTTCGGCGGGATTCTTTTTTTACATATTTATATAAAAGGTAAATGCAATGGTTAAGATTGATGTACGGTCGATTATAATTCTAGTATTAATAGCTATAATCGTTCTCATGCGTAAATGTAATAATGTAGAACCAATTACTGAAACGCGTGTAGAAACTAAAACGGTTATTGAATATGATACTGTGCATATTGAACATACGGAGTATGTACCTAAGTATTATGAAACAATTGTTACGGTAACTGATACCGTACCAGCATCTGTAGATACATTATCTATCTTAAAAGACTATTATACAAAAATATATTACCAAGATACGATTGCATTAGATACGTTAGGATATATTGTATTGAACGATACAATTACACAAAATAGAATCTATTCTAGAGCAATTGATCCTAGCATTCAAATACCTATTATAACAAATACTATCAAAGAAACCGTATACATTAATAACAGAGAAATATATGCTGGTCCGGTAGTAAACTTTAATTCCAATGGTGTTAATTTTGTCGGCGGTAGTTTGTTATTAAAAGATAAGCTAGGACATAATTTCTATTCATCAATAGGGTTTGATCGAGATTTTAATGTAACATACCAAGTAGGCGTAAATTGGAAGTTACAGAAAAACAAGGACTAAGTTCGTATAACTTAGCTTTTGCCATATTTATAATAAAGTTATTCAGGAGAAATAATGCCAACAGTTAACGACGATTACCCAAAAAAATCCACTATGACAGACGAAGAAATGAAAGCAGCTGCAATTGCGCAGTTCGAAGCTAAACAAACGGCTGCTAGCGAAAAGGTACACGACTTTCCTACGGAGATAGTTGATCTACCATCGAAAGGTGTTCCATATCCAGCTGGCCACCCATTAAAGTCTGGCACAATTGAAATGAAATATATGACTGCTAAAGAAGAGGATATTCTTACAAATCAATCGTACATTAAATCGGGCGTGGTATTGGATAAGTTATTTAAATCTTTAATTGTTACTAATGTAGCATATGATGATTTATTATTGGGTGATAAAAATGCAATTATGTTAGCAACTCGTATATTAGGTTACGGTAAAATGTATGAGACTAAGGTCAATACACCATCTGGTAATGAACAAACTGTAACAATTGATTTAACGGATCTTAAAGAAAAAGATGTTGATTTTGATTTGTTAAAAGATGGCCAATTGGCATACGATTATGAATTGCCGGTTACTAAGCGTAAGATCAAAGTACGATTATTAGATCAGCGTATTCAAAACAAGATTGATGCCGAAGTCAAAGGTTTAGCAAAACTTAAAAAAGATGCACCTGCTACCACTATACTAAAACATATAATTGTAGAGCTAGATGGCAATACGGAGTCCGGAGTTATTCGTAAATTCGTTGATAATGAATTATTAGCGATCGAGTCCCGTGCAATTCGAAACTATTTAAAAAGTATCACACCGGATATTGAGCTACGTACAGAGGTGATTGACGAGGAGACGTCAGAGCCCTTTCGCTGTGCAATTACCATCGGATTGGACTTTTTTTGGCCTGACCTCGAAGTATAAAGTACAACTTCAAGAGCAAATATTTGACTTAGTTTATTACGGCAAAGGATTTTCGTATACTGATGTACGTAATATGCCAGTTTATTTACGTATATTTTATATAAGAAAAATATCTAAACTATTTGATGATCGACGTAAGGCTGATGAAAAGGCAGCGAATGCAATGCGATCTAAAATGCGTAAAAAATAATATTCATTGATATTTATACAAAAGGTATACTATCAAATGAATAAGCTAGAAAGACGTGCGTTAGAGCAAATTAACATGAATGAAGGCGTGTTAGCATCAATTGCAAAATTGTTCATGCGTCGAAAAATTAAAAGCCGTTATAAACAGGCATATAAACTAGCTAAAGACGATCCAGAACTACAGTCTGCATTAATAGATTTAGAAAATCATCATGAACGTCTTAATGACATAATGAAGTCGTTGTGTAGTAGAAATCCCGATCACCCTAGATGCCAGAAATGATGAGGTCGTAAATGGCTGATGATAATAAAAAAGCAGAATTACGAAATAAATTGCAGGCGCAATATGACGACTTTTTACGCCGCGGGATCGATGCACAAGCTGAACATGCAAAAAATCTTGAAGATATAAATACATTAACAGAATCACAGTTACGACATCAAATAAAAATTAATGCAGAACTTTTAAAGTTTAAGCGTGATTCAAAAGAGTTAGTCGGTATTACGAGACAAATACGTGATAACGAATATGAGTTAATAGATATAACAGCAAAACTGCAACGTGGTATAAAAGGTAATAGAGAAGAATTAGAAGGCATCGGGGCTGCTGCAACAGATTTAGCTAAAAAACAGACATTACTTTTAAAAGATCAATTAAAAGCTGGCAAAATAACAAAACAACAGTATAATGATCGTGTTCGTGAGTTAATGGCTTTAACGCAAATTGCAAGGGCACAAGAACAAGTTGCAAAAAGCGGCGATGCGTTTGTCAATGTTTATGATCAGGCAATGAATGAAGCTGAAAACATGGCTTCCAAAGTAGAGTCTTTATTTTCTCAAATACCAGGTGGCGGTTTATTATTTCAATACTTAGGCGGCGATAAGCTTGCGATACAATTAAAATCTGGTGTGTCTGCCGGATTCGCAGCTATGAGTAAATCAATGCAAGCTGGATTAGGGCCGTTGCAAGCTTTACGAGCTGGAATGGCAGCATTTAACGCAACAGTGATGGTAAACCCTGTATTACTTATTGTTGCTGCTATAGCGCTTGCTATTGCGGCTATTAAAAAATTGGTAGACTTTGCAGCAGATTTTGAAAAAGAATCTCGTGAAACTGCAAAAAATATGGGTGTTACTGTAGCACAGGCGACACAGCTAAGAAAAGAGGCTATGGCTACATCGACTGAATTTGGTACACAGCTAGCTCGTACAGAAGATATAGTCGCAGTTCAGCAGGAATCTGCAAAGGCATTTGGTACGACAGCTATGATGTCGGCTGATACTGCACGTAACATAGCCGATATAGGAAAGTCATTTGGTTATGGTGCTGAACAGGCCGCAAAGGTAAATACAGCATTTGAGACAATGGGTGCATCGTCAGATCAGGCAGTGACTATGCAACGAGAATTAGCAGCTGAATCTTTAAAGGCCGGCGTTAATGTTGGAGCTGTTACTGCTGACATTGCTGAAAATGCAAAAAGTACAGCAAAATATTTTGGCGGCAATGTCAAGGCCTTAGCAAAGGCCGCGGTTGAAGCAGCTAAAATGGGCGTGTCGTTATCGACAATGAGTAAAGTTGCAGATAAGCTTTTAGATATAGAAGGTTCATTAACAGCACAGTTTGAGTTTCAGGCATTGTCCGGACGACAGATGAATTTAGATAAAGCTCGTCAATTGGCATTAGAAGGTGACATTGCCGGCGCAACAAAAGAAGTTATGAGCAACGTTGGCGGCATTGCCGAATTTAATAAAATGTCAATGCTTGAACGTAAAAAGTTAGCAGAAGCGACGGGCATGGAAGTCGATGAGCTTCAAAAATCATTGACAATACAAGAAAAGTTAGGTGATCTTACGGATGAACAAAAAGCTGCCATGGCAGGTTTAAATTTATCCGCAGCAGAATTAAACGACTTATCAGCCGAAGAATTGCAAACAAAATTAGCGCAACAGCAGGCTGCAGATAAATCGGCAAAAGCATTTGATGATTTAAAAACAGAATTGGCAAGTGCATTGTTACCGTTAGGTGAAGCGTTAATGCAAGTATTTTCATTGCTTTCTCCTATTGTTAAAGTTTTAGGAGTGACATTAAAAATAGCATTTACTCCACTTAAAGCTGTATCTAAAGCGATTTCAGGCATTGTTGACGCATTCTACGGCGTATATGATGCTGTTAGTATGATCTTTAGTGGAGATATCACCGGAGGCTTTAAAAAATTAGGTAGCACTATAATAACTAGTATGTTAGCACCGTTGCAACTTGTATGGGATATAATCTCCGGTGTTGCAAGTACATTCGGCTTTGATATAGGCGCTGATTTAGGCGGTATGGCTAGTAGTGCACTAGGACTAACGCCAGTAGGCGATTTATCAATGCCTTCCTCTGGCCCAATCGTTTCTTCACCCAGAGAAGGCGCAATATATCAAGGAACAGCAAATGATGATATTGCAATGGGGCCTGGTGTTGCAAATGGGTCCGGCGGCAATTCAGCTGTGGCATCTGCACTAGCAAAACAAAATGCATTATTGCAGCAAATTGCATCTGCATTACAAAATCCTCCGCCGGTACAAATTGGACAAAAAGTTATATCAGAATTATCGTCAGTATTAGATGTAGAAAGATCATACAGGAATTAATAAATGCCTTTATCAGATTTAAAATCAGCATATTCTTTTTACGAAAAAGTTCCGCCTGGCTTTAAGCCTAACACATCCGTTGAACAGACTGATTTTAAACTTAATGCTAACGGTACAATTTCTACTAATGCAAATGGTTATTCTAATAAAGGGTTTGCCGTTTCTTATAATCAAATAACAACTAAAGATTCATTTACAATTGCAGGCCAAGGCAATGCATCTAGAATAAATCAATTAGGCTCAGGTACAAAGTTTCCTATAGGACCGAAAGGTCAGACGCATACATTCGATATTACACGCACTGGGTTTAATACATCAAATAGATACGAAGATGTATATAATAATTTATCATTGGCAGGATTAGCAGACACATATACAGCTAATTCCCCAATTGATGATATGTACAATCGTTTTAATGTACGTGAAGATGCATTTAACTTAATGCCATATGCTAAAGAGCCTTATATATTGAGAGGTATACAAAGAGATGGTTCATCTGATCCACAAAGGTATTCTATTTCAGGCATGCCAAGCGCAGAAATTCCACGCGGAGGTGTTATAACGTCTGTACAACGTATTGCATTAGATGCTGTACGTATTGGTAAATTTTTAATAAAACCGTCTGGCTTATTGTTTTTAGGTAAACAGTCATTATTAGGACTACAAAACCCTGATCAGGAAACGAGGCTCGGCGCTAATAAACCAATATTAACTAAGTTGGCATATAATCCTGCTTCGTTATTATCTCAAAGCTTTATACGTATTCCTAGACTTTTCGATGTACAAGGAGTACAAATTCGTTATAGTGATAATGTCGGCGCGCGTAACGACGAAGAATCAACAAAATTTAATCGTTTAGCAAAAGGTGATTCTAATTTTAAACTTACAACCGAGTTCAATACAGCACCCGAATCTTACGTAGCGCAACGTACAATAGATGATATAGATGTAAATCTAAAAACTCAGATCGATGATGAATCATTTGAATCAAAGATATTTAAACCAGCCCCCGGCCTAGGCAAAGACCTTCCAAATGGTTATGGTACCGGCACTTCAAAAATTGACCGGTATCGTTCTATTACATCTTATTCTGTAACGCGTGATCGTGCTAAAACACGTAGTAATTCTAAAGTAGATATAGATTTTTTGACGGGCGAACGGTTTACTGATGCGCAACAAGAATATAACAAAAACGTTCACTCCGGCGAATTAGTTGAACTAAAAATTGGCAGTACAAAATTCAAAGCATATATCAGTTCTTTATCGGACGGTGTTGAAGCCAATTGGTCCGGCGAACAAGATCAAGGTCGGGCAGATCAACGATATATGTATACTGGGTACCAGCGTGATATATCACTAGGTTTTATGGTTGCTGTGGAAAAATCGACTGAAATAAATTCTTTATGGAATAAGTTAAGTGCGTTGGCCCGAAAAGCTTACCCAACGTATAATACGTCGGTAGGTTATTATGCTAATCGCACTTCTTTAACATTGGGCGGCTTATACAAAGGCATGCCAGTTATTTTAACAAGTATATCATACGATTGGGATACAGAGACGCCATGGGCATTGCCGGCATCTACAACGGAATATCCATACAATATGCGGTCCATTACGAGTACAGAAACCACTGTCGGTAATAGTAAGCCGTTATATACAAATGTACAGTGCGAGTTTATTTATATCGGATCTGGGTTAACTGATTCTAGTACGCCATTTTTTGCTACAAACTCATCTGATATAGTATTTACAGATCAGCCAATATCTATAGAAGATCAAGATGATTTTGAAGGTCAAGGAGTTGCATGATAAATAGATATAAACATACAACGACAGAAAACAAAAGATATAAAACTGCACGATATAAAATTCCTAATCCGTCTAGTGAAGATGTATATATTTTTTCTAGATCTGGCGATCGATTAGATTTGATAGCTCAAGAATTTTATAAAGATGCTAGGTTATGGTGGATTATAGCAGAAGCTAATAATTTAGGAAAAGGGACATTTGCCGTGCCAACAGGTTTACAGATTCGTATTCCTAAATATGACCAACGACAATTCGAAGACTTATCTGATGCTGCAAATAAAGAGAGATAACGATGGGGTTATTTTATAGAAGTGTCGACCAATCTGTTAAAGACTCGATTGAAAATTTTAAATCTTTGGGTCGTGTTAGGCCAACTGCATATGCTAAAGTTACTGGTAAAGGTTATAATGGAAACGGCCCAAATGTGACGTTGCCATATAAAAATACTGTATATGAAGACTTTCGGCCAAAACCGTCATTACAAGGTATAGAAATATCACTCGAAGGGGATGCCGGCTCTCTCCGTCGGTCATCGGCAAAATTTAAGTGTTATACCTTAGCTCAGTTCGATGAATTGCATGAAGCAATGTTAAAGCCGGGTTGCCATGTTACATTAGAATGTGGATATGCATCACCAAATCCACCGGTAGATCCTTTAACTGTTGATGCCGTCGTTTATGATTTTAGTTTTAAAATTAATCGTGATAATTCAGTTGACTGCGAGTTTAAAGCGGTCGGTCAAGGTACGCCGATGGAAAGTACATCTTTATCCGGCGGCACATCGACTTTTGCAGCTAGTAAACAAAATTTGCAATTTGTTACTAATTATGCTTTGTTTAACGAATCAAAACCTGTACAGAGTATTATCGATTATGTAGATTATGTATGCCAAAATGCATTAGCTCCAGGCGCTAGCGGATTTTCGCCTGCCCATGGATCGGGGTTTCAATCCGAAGGTATGGAAGCAGGATTTTCAATAGTATTGCCTGATGGGTATAAGTATCCGAGCTCGGTTATTAATACTGGCACGTTTAATGAGCAACGTACGAATTATTTTACTTTTGGATTTTTAATTGAAGTAATAAACAAATGGTGTGAAAATGCTACAAAGAAAACAGTAATAGAGTTTAATACAGAATCACCAATTACTTCGTTATCAAACGATTCTGGGGCTATTAAGTTAAAAAGTATAGACCCAATGAGTGTAGTATGGTTACATCCTAAAGGTAGTGCAATAGGAAATGCGCAAGTCAGCGATAATAACTACGGCGGCACGGATACGGAGCCAACATCGGTATTGCGGTTTGATGATGTAACAAACATTGCCAGCTTGCAGATTGCATCTGGTTTTAAAAATATTTTATTTTGTCGAGAATTTTTACGTGAAATTGAATCAGAATCCTCTAAGACGGTAGAAAAAAATCAACCGCCGCAGCTATTAGTACGAGATTTTATTGAAAAATTATTAGCACGTATAAAATCAGCATCATGTGGCATTTACGATTTATCACTAGTAGCTGACCCAGATGCGGAGAATAATCCTGCTATCGGCAAGTTATTGATTGTAAATAAGCGAGAAGTATCTGCAGATACAGTAACTCCATTAGTGTTTGATGTACTACAAGCCGGCGGCGACGGCATTACTAGAGACTTATCACTTACCGGTAAAGTTCCCAAAGACATTCAGTCAGATGCATTTACAAAAGGAACTGGTACTACAATTGAATCTAATGATGCAAATGCTTTAGCGGCAATCGATGAACAAACTGTAGAATCGCCACCAGCACCTAACTTATCAGCTGCACTATTAGCTGCAGATAAAAAGGCATATACTGATGATTTTAACCCTGAGGCATTTAGTGGATATAAAGAGTTATATGGTCAATTTATAGCATCACAAGATGCTAGCAAACAAGTTAAGACTAATAAGATTGCAGCAATATATCCATTGGAGATGAATATTACATTAAATGGTATAAAAGGTTTTAAATTTGGCGATCTAGTGACAGCAAAAAATTTACCAGCGATATATCGTAACGCCGCCGGCGGATTGCGATTAGCATTTACTGTAACGCGGATAACACATACAGTTGATAATAATGACTGGAAAACATCACTAACAACAACATGTAGATTACAGCCGGAGTAACATGCAACGTCCAATATATTCACCATCAAATAAACTACGTCAAAGTTATACTCAAGGAAAAGAATATGCTACAGCTGACGATCGTTTAGAATATATAGGGCCATATCATGTGTACCCGAACGGTGCTGTATACACAGGAAGTAAGCCTTCAAAGTTTGATAAAGAACTAATTAAATATACAACCGTATTTAATGACGAAAACACATCTAGATATGCTCAAATAACAGGCCGTCAATATAATAATCATACTGCACCAAAATACTTTTATCCAAAACCGACAGATAAAGATTATCAGGCAGGGTTTATTGAAAGATATTTTATACAGAAAAGAAATGACCGTAGCCTAATATATGAGGTTTCGCTTAATGATTTTCGTAATATCAATTCTCAAAATAAACAAGGTATTAATAGCCAGTTATATTCAGAGTTGCGATTGAAATGGCTTCTAGTTGGTTCACTTGATAATGTATTTGCTACAAATAAACGTGTTGTGACGGCAAATGAACAGCGTATGCCAGGTATAACTAGATACCTTTCTGATTTTACAGAATTTTCTAAATAATTTGTCAACATGAAAATTATCTCTTATATTTAAGAGATGATAGTTGAGACTAACGAAGAGTTTCAGATTGTAAAAGATGCAGTAGCATCCGGCGATTCATTTTGGATACCGATGTACTCGGATGTCTTTCGTCATTATATGCATAATGATATTAGCTTTCTATACATATATTCAATATCGGAAGACAGAGATTTTATTATATCTTTCCGTCATATGGACTGCATTAGCCATCAAAGAGAACGTATACACGAACTAGTAAGTGACCATGATATCTTTGTATTAGCTAAAAAGCGATTCTGTTATTTCTATCCGCATTCGTGTATAGATGCCGATAT